CCTTTCTTGACGAGTTCCTCGTTATTACAGAATCCGATATGTACCACCTTGTCGATATTATCGACGGTCTTCTTGACGGGAGCAATCGCATTCTCTACATCGCTTTTCAAGGTCTTGAGTTCTGCGATACAAGAGTTGATTTCGTCCCTATATTCGCCAAGCATAGCGACGACCGTCTTGTCGTTTTCTACCGTGGCGTTTACATCGTCGGTCGCTTGGTTAAACTTTGCCACGGAGTTCTGAATCTTCGTGACGAGTGGGAGTGCTGCCACACAAAGAGAAGAGATAACCGACAAAGCGAGAACGATGTTCGGAATCAACTTTGTCTCTACATACTCTTGCCAAGCAACCTCTCCAACGGTCAAGAAGTAAACCCCAACGGCAACAAGCGCACCGATAGTTACACCTAAAACAAAGGTGAGAAAGATTTTACTTTTTTTCATTTTTGTCTCCTTCCTCTTCTACGAAACCGAAGTCCACGGGTTTGCCTTCGAGACAATCGTACCATTTCTCGCAGGGTTCTTCGCAACCTTCGGTCTCGCATATAGAGCAGATGTTTTCTATTGTTATTTTCATACGAGCCAATCTTCTCGTACTTCTTGACCGAGAGCCTTGAGTTCCTCTTCGGTCTTGCCGTCAAGGTCGCCAACCCAATTCTCGCAAGCGTCGTTTACCTCTCTTTGAGAAAGAACTCCGCTTTCAATCTGTGCGTTAGCCGACTCCAACCATTTTGCCTTGCTGAATCTTTTCATTTTTGATTCCTCCGTTTAATTTTTTGGCGTGATTGCTCACGATTTGTTTGAGTTTCCACTTCGGTGCGTAGGGATATATACGCTCCTTATAGAACCTCCAACCGTTAATATGGCTCAACCAACCGAGTAAGGACAATATCCCTTGTGCTTGGTGAACGGTGATGTAACTCGACTTCTTCACCTTCCTCACCCGGCGACATAATCGAAAGAAGATTTTCTTCCTCAACAATGTCTTATTTTTGTAAAAGCGAAACCCCACGAAGTCTATCGGTCGGCTATGCACCTTCCATATTTGATAGTTCGTCTTGAGTTTCAAACCGATTTTCTCAAGATATTCGTTCATCGCTACGATAGCGTTTCGGAGTTTCCTCTTGTTCGTATCGAGCAGAACCATATCGTCGACATATCGGACATAGTATTTGATTTTCAACTCTTCCTTAACGAAGTGGTCGAACCCTTCGAGAAAGAAGTTCGAGAACCATTGTGATGTATAATATCCGATAGGCAAGCAATCGCCTCCGTTTACGAGGATTGCCTCTATAAGATTCAACATCTTTTTGTCCTTTATCTTCCTGCGGAACATCTCCATAAGGTAGCACGGCTTTACGCTATTGAAAAACTTTGATATATCCAATTTTGCGACATATCGAACCTTCTCGTCCTTGAGACATTTTTCAACATACTTCTTCGCCTCCAACCCTCCTCGGCGAGGAATACTACCGCAGTTATAGCGGTACATTCCTTTCTTGAAGATAGGGTCTAACACGAGTGCCACCACCCAATGTACGACTTGGTCCGGGAAGAACTTCGGAACTGTTATGACTCTCTCCTTCATACAAGAGTGGTCGAACAATACGATTTGCCTATTCGGACTCAACCTCAAGGTGTTGGTTTCGAGCATTTCCTTTATCCTCATAGCGTAGGCTTCCTCGTTTGCGAGAACCTTTGCTATGTAGTGCTTTTGAGTCTTGCCCTTTGCCGCTTGCCTTATGGCGTGTCGAATAAGGTCTAAATCGCAAGCCTTTTCGTATAAGAAACCGACTCTTTTCATAATCCTTTTAATCTCCTCACGGTCTTTCGAGAGTTAACCTACTAAACCGTCCTCTTTGCGAAGTATTTTTTGCCAAGGGGCAAGGATTGTGTGTGCTACATAATACTTAATGATTAAAATGCGACCGCCGATGTTACCGTTGGTGTTAGACGAGGAGTTGTTACCATTCCAATTCCACAAACCGGCATTACCACCGTTGTTCCAATTCCCACCGCAATTCAGCACGGGCGGCACACACGACCCTATAGTTTTATTTGATGAAGGGAGATGTGTCTCCCTTTGAATCCCTCTCTTAAAGAGGTTTATAGCAAAGGCGACCGCCGAAGTCACCGCGGGTGCTAGACGAGGAGTAGTAACCACTCCAAAGCCACAAACCGGCATTACCACCGCTGCTCCAACGCCCACCGCAATACAGCACGGTTCCGCCTTCGGCAACATAGCAGTAGTCGTTGTATGTTCCGGAACCGACTGCCGAAGTGTAGCCAAGAAGCGGATTCTTTGCGAACGGAATCACATTCTTGCAATAACCTTCCTGCATAGGTCTGTTTGCAACATACACATAAGGTGCGTCGTACTTGTCGGACTCGTAGTCTGCAGGGGATTCGCAGAAGTACACCTTTTCCTTCTTGAAGTTGATACCGTCGCACCACTTAAAGACATTTCCCCAAGGATTCTCGATACCTCTGTACTTGCAGGCGTGGAGACCGTCGGTGTTACAAGAGGTGTCCGCCCAAGGCTCTGTCTCAAGGTCGTGGTTCGTGTTGTACGAGCCGGAAGGAGTCAAGACTCCGTCGGTGTGACCCGTGATGAGTGCTGCGGTGTTCGAAGAGTTCGTGAAGCCTTGCATAATGCTTTGACAATGCGTGGTCGCAAACTCAATCATAAAGAGTTGCTTGATGATGTGGTCGATAAGGAAGTCGTACTGTTGGTAGCCTTCGCCTACCGCACGGCAAGCCTTTCTGTAGTTGGGAAGAGTGATAGAAACCTTGACGGTCTGCCCGGACTTCGACATCATTCTCGAATTTTCCGAGTCGTAACTGCCCTCGTATTTACCTACGAGAACATAGTCAAGTTCGTTGCCCTTGCCGTCCACAAAGAGCGTTCCGAAGCCGTCGTAACGGCAACCGGAGATTTGATACTTATAAGTGCCGTTGGAGTTCTTCGTGATTTTGGTGTAGAACTTGGGAATACGAATGAATACATTACCGAGTTCGTCGGTTACCTCCTTCATTTCGCACCAAGGATAACAACGGTCGAAGTCGCTATCAATCGTGCTTGCGTTGACGGCGTAGCCGAGTCCGACCGAGGCGTCGGTTCTCGTGAGGGTAGCAGAACCCTCGACATTATCAACGCCGTAGATTTTGGTTTTTTCTAACAACATTTTGTTGTCCTCCTATTTTTTATTCGCCCTCAAGAGCCTTGATTCTCTTGGTGAGTCCTTGTAATGCTTTGTCGATTGCACCGCCTTTGGTGTAACCGCTTGCTTTGTCTGCTTCGCTACAAGAGTAAGCGTAGCCGACGACTTGATGTTCCTCGATTGCCACGAGGAGTTCCTGCTTGGAAGCACCGATAAGGTTGCTCGTTTCGCTTCTGTTGTAGGTCTCGTCCTTGCCGTACGCTCCGACATCGCTTGCCGTGAGCGTAATATCCGAAGTAAGAGCCTTGCCGTTGATTTTCCTCGTCTCCGGAACGAGTCCCGTGATGATAGAGGAAATATCTACCTTCAAGGTGTCTCCGCTTTGGAAAGTGAGCGTGAGGATTTTGTCCTTGTAACTCGCCTTCGTGATAAGACTTTCGATAGGCAAGTCTACCATACCGGAAGCCACCACTTCGCCCTTCTTATTCAAGAGTTTCACGGTGAGTTTATAGTCCTCGTCCATAGTTACAGAGAGGTTCGTTCCTCCGAAGGAATCAATCTCACGGAACTTCTTGTCGATACCGCCACCCTTCGTGTAGTTCCTTGCGGTTTCCGCCTCCTCGGAATGGAAGGCGGCGTGAGCGTAAATCTCTTTTTGAGCAACCTCGTCCTCAAGGTGACCGAGGTCAATGTTGGTAGAGTTGATTCTGCCGTCAAGCCTCGATACCTCGTCGTTGAAGGTCGTGTCGTTGACAAGACCGGAGATAAGGTCGGAGATATTTACGCTTATAGTGGTATTGTTCATAGAGCCGTCTGCCGTCTTGATGTTGAGACACAAGACTCCGTCCGCATAACTCGCCCCAAGAATCATAGATTCGAGAGGGAGGTCTACCACACCCTCGCTCAATACCGTTCCGCCTTCGCTCTTGAGTTGAAGAGTCATTTTGTAGTTGGAAGGATTGATTGAAAAGGCTATGTACGCACCCATACTCGCAAGCCTCTGCTCCACATAACTCCTCGGAGTTGCGTTGTTGTCCTCTGTAGGCGTACCGACCGGAACTCTTCCGCCCGTCAAGTACATAGGAATCTCGCCCTCCGTCGGAGCGGTTACCAACTTCTTGGTGATTTGCGCTCCCGTCTCCGAGATTGCATAGACCCTCGTGTTCGGAGAGGTCGTCGTCACCTTGTTCACCTTGTCTCTGTAGAGAATCACGATGTCGTTGGCGTTGTTGAGGATTGTATCGAACCCTACAAGGCTTCTTTTATAACTTGCAAGCGATGTTTCGTAGGTAGTCAAGTGTTCCTTTGGCACACTAAAGTTAATTGCCGTAGAAAAGACTTGCGTACCCAACGAGGTATTGCCGTAGAAGGTCACCTTTTGCAGAGCCGAACAAGGGAAGAAGGCTTTGTTGCCGATTGTCGTCACGCTTGCAGGAATCTCTACCTCGGTAACCGCAGAGTTGGCGAAAGCGTTCTCCGCCACTCCGTCGACCGTGTAATACTCGCCCTCGTGGAATACATAGGACGGAATCGTCACCTTGCCTCCGACGGCGTTCTCGTAACCGCATACAACGAAGGACTCATCGGCGAAGTTGTAAACCAAGCCGTCCGAGCCGTGATAGTACACGCCTGCGACACTCTCGATAGCGTCAATCTCCTTCGAAGAGTGCCTCAATACGCCGTTGAGTTCGTCAACGACTCTGTCGATTTCCGTAAGAGCGGAGTTTGCGGCGTCGATGATAGGCTTATAAAAAGCGTTTCGAATATCGCTTGCCTTGAAGCCGGAATCAGTAGGATTGTTAGGCAACGAGTATGCAGATTTTCTCTGTATAGCCGATTTGACTTCGGCACTAATTTTTTGAATTTTTGCCATACTACTTCACTCCTTTATTTGCTTTGTTGATTTTGTAGATGATAGTGAATGTATTCACTACGCAGTTGCTATCGTTATCGGAGACAAAGCGGAACATAATGAAGTTGAAGTTTCTTTCGTTTGCTTTTACCGAATAACTGTTGGCGAATCCCGTGTCGAACGAAAAGTTCTCGAAGGAGAAATTGTCGAACGAGAATACATTGATACCTTTTGCGTTAATAAGTTTGTTGACATTCCTTGTCTCGTAACCGAAGGAGAGTTTGCCGTTTACCTCCGGCTCGGTGGAAATTGTCATTTTCAAGAGAGTCTTGCTCGACTCATTCGTTCCGAGGTCGAATATAGGCGTGTACCACTCCGCCACCACATTCTCTCTATGGACGAAGTCCGCAAGAGGAGAAAGAGGCGTACTGCCGTTGTAACTCGCCAAGATTAAGGTCTCTCCTGCCTTGTAGTCTTTTACTTGGAAGGAGTTCTCGGTTACATTCGTGAGGAACAACTCTCGGTTCGATATAGACTTGTAGAGGTTGAAGCCACCCTCCGAGAGAGTCACGAGGTCGCCCTCTGCCGTCTCAAGAGTGTAGGTACACTCACCGCTATCAATCTCTCGAACATAGTATTTTGTGTTGATTGAAAGACCACTTCCGCCTACATTGTCTGCGTAAACCTCCATACCGTCGTGGAAGGTGAAGATTCTTTCCTCGTCCGATACGATTCTACCGCTTGCAACCTCTGCGTTATCCTCCACAAGAGCAAAGAGACCGCTCGTCGAGAAGGTGATGTTATCGCCCTCCGAGAGGCTTATATCAATGTTTTCGTTGTAGGTAACCTTGTTGTTTGCGATGTCAAGACCGAGGTCGCCGGACTCGCTTTGTTGGTAGGTTCTGTCGGTGTATTCATCATCGAATACGCAGATTTGTCCGTCTGCGCTGCCGAAGTAGAGGGTATTGTCGATGTTCGCCCAAACTCTAACGGGAACATTGTCCCAAAACCACCACTCGTAATTGTAAGAGCCGTCAATGTCGTCTTCCCGTGTATACTTGTACCTTGAGTCTGCGATATAGCACACATCGTCGATAGCGAGGTAATAACGGTTTTTATAGACGATTCCGACCGCTTCCGAAAGGTCTGCGTGTCGCTCGAGTCTCTCGTTGATTGAGCGTGAACGCTCTCTTGTGTATCTCTCCGTGGTTGCCACATTCTCCGCAAGAACGATACCGAAAACGCCATTTCTTGACAAGATGATATTGTCTCCGGCGAAGTTGGCACAAGCGTAACGGCTCACGACGCCCTCGCCTATGCTTCCTGCAGATGTAGGGAATACGCCTCGGATTGATTCGAGTCCACCGCTTGCGTTGTATTGCTCACGGTAAGAACCCGTTCTGTAGAAGATACTTGCCTCTTGCCCGGTCTCGGACTTATAGATAACAAGCGTACTATCCGATAGTCTCGCATATCCGTTCACGGGAACGGAGTCACTACCCATAGAGGCGGTGTTGAGGTCGCCAAAATAGGTATAGTCGTCTGCTTCGGAGTGGAAGTCGATGTTCGGATAGTCGGAGTTTCCGCTCAAGAAGAGCCGGTCTGTGTTACCGTCCACGCCAAACAAGATACCGAAGTTGCAGTTCGCTATTCTTACGAGATAGTCGGAGTTCGAATGTTCGAAGGTCACATAGATGTTGTCTCTGTTTTCGATTTGTGGAGGCGTAGGAATCGTGAAGGTGACCTTGCCGTTCTCATAATCGAGAGAACCGCACTCCGCCTTTGTGATAGCCACTCCGTCCTTCTTCGTCTTATAGAGTTTCGTGCCTTCGTTTTCGATAGTGTAGGTCACCGCAACCTCGTCGTCGCCCTCTCCTTCGACGGTCTCAAGAGTGATAGATACCGCCGTGCCGTCGTCAATCTTGCCGGAATCGAGAGTCCAAGTCTGCGGACTTTCTGCAAGACCGAGCAGTTGGTTGATTCTCTTCGAAGACAAGCAGTTGATGTCGTCGAGGCTTCCTCTCGTATCATCTGTCACGCCGTCGGCGTCGATAGAGATAGTCGTCGTGGGGATATAGGTGTCGATGTTGTTTGCGACCCTTCGGAGTTCGTAAGTGTTGCCTTCGTCCCAAGTTCCGTACACGAGGTAGTCTCCGCAACCTACGATATATGCTCTGCCTTTGTTGAAAAAGGCTTGGCTTCGTTGGTCTTTGAGCAGAGCCACGCTACACTTTGCAGGGGCGTAGGTGGACGAAAGCGTGATGTCGGTATACGAATACTTTCCGCTCGTCTCCGTGATTCGATAGAACCGCTTTCCTGCGTGAACTAACTTCTCACGGTGGTCGCCGTTGACATACTCGAAGATACCGTTGATTCTTTGTGATACGCCTCCGTGTTTGATTTTGAGCAACTCGTTCCAACCGCTACGCTTCTTATTGCTTCCGTATTCGTTGATGAAGTTTCTCATATTGGAGGCTCTGTTGGTGCGTACACTCAAAGGCGAGGAGGAGAAGTCCACCCCCTTGAAGTCGGAAAGTTGGAGCGTTCTCCTATTTTTGAGTGCGATATTCGTCCTTGCTCTCATACTCACTCCGTCTGCGAGTACAAGGACTTTACCTTGTTCACCTTGTTTATTTTCTTCAAGAAAATCTCTTCCATAGCCTGCTCGAACCAATTACGAGCCTCGCTTGCTTCGTTTGGTTCATCGTCTCTATAAAGGTCGCCCTTCACAAAGTACGGGATATAGGAAGCGATATTGTTGGGAATCTCAATTTCTTTGTGGTCGTCGGTCGTAGAGGAAACCCTCTCGATTGTCGGCTTGTATATTACCGTGTAGGCAATATCGTCGTCTTCTTCGTAGCGTTCAAGAACGAGGACATCTCCCTCTCTTTGATAGTCACAATCGCCGTTATAGTCTCCGTCGGAAGACTCGGACACGATTCTCTCGATGTCGTAAAAGTCCTCAATGATAGAGGCGAGGTCAAAACGGATAAATCCGCCACTTGCAAGTCCCTCGGAGCGTTGCAAAGCCTTCGACTTGGACGGAAGGACTCTCTTTTCCTCAATGCTCGAAAAACAACGATTTATTGCACCGGGCATATTCACAAGATAACCCTTGTAGGTGTCGTCTTGTGCGTATGTTTCGAGACCTTCTATGTCGATGTCGTCACCCATATTGAGGAACATCAACTTCAAAGATTCGATTTTAATTTCTCCGTATTTCATATAATCGTCTCCTTTTGTCCTTGAATATCAAAGAAGAGCCTACCCAAAGCAGATAGGCTCTCCTTGTTTTTTAGACAAGCGCAACCACGCCAACTTTAGGAGTGCCGGCAGACTTTACAACCACCTTGCCCTTGTTGGTGCCGGAAACATTCTTGAATCTTCCGCTTTCCAACTTCACAAGGCTCACGCCTTCGGGAACGGTGAGAGTAAGGTCGGCTACGCCTTGGATTCCATTGCCTGCCTTCACCGTAAGAGTGGTAGCAGAAGAAGCCGAGATGACAAGAATCATCTTTTGGTCGTTCTCGCTCCAATCAATCGCCTTATCCGTGTTAGCGGTAAGAGCGGTGAGTGCAGGGGTTGCGATGTTATTTCTCATAGTAACTTCCATTGTGCGTTACCTCCTTATGCGTATTTTACATTGATGTTGATGACTTCCTTCGGACGAACAACCTTTGCGTCGAAGAGAATGAAGCCTTTAACGGCGTCAGCAAACTTCTTTTCCGGGCGATAAGGCTCGGAGTGGGTAAGAGGCTTTGCATAAGCAATCGCTCTTTGGGTACGAATCATAATGTTATCAACCGCACCGTTGGAGGTGGTGTGAACATTGTTCGACATCTTGACGATGACATTTCCATACTTGCCAACCTTACCGTTCTTGAGCATTTCGGAGTTGTTGGTGTCCTTGTCGATGTACGCCTGCTTGAAGAGCGTGTAGAATCTCGGAGAGATAGTAACAACAATCTTCGTGGAAGCCTTGACATCGTTCTCGTAGAGTTTTTGAATCGCCTCGTCGAGAATATGAAGGATATTCTTCTCCGTGGTTGCGGAAGCCGTGCCTGCAACAACCTTGATAGGAGCGTTGCCGTAAAGAGCCGCTACCGAAGAGTCAACTGCGAAGCCTGCGATGTACTTATCTACTTCGTCAGCAAGACCTTCGGAGGTTTCTTGCTCAAGAGCGTCCATAACACCGCCGACTGCCTGCGCCTTGTCGATGTCACCAACCATATAGTTGAAGTAACGGATTTGGTTGATATACATAATTACGGAAGTGTCTTCGATTTCCTCCGGAGCGTCGATGTCGTTGTTGCGGTTAGCCTTTGCAAGGCTCTTAATGGTAGGCTTACCCACGCCAAGAATGGTAACGGATTCGCCCTTTTTCTTAACTGCGCCTTCGTACTTGCGGTTACAATCCTCTACGAATACGCAAAGTCTTTCGAGTTCTCGTTCAATCCCCTCGTTCCACACGGTAGGGATAAAGTTTTGATATGCCATAATGTAGAATCCTCCTTGTTATTTTTTTGTTTTTTACTTCCATTTGGACATACTTGCACGAATCTTGTCATAGTTCTTGTGGACTTCCTCTTGGGACATCTTTTGAACTTGCTCTCTCGTAAAGAATCCATTATCGCTTGGACTC